GCTGCCTACTTCTATAAATATAGAGAAGATCGTAGACAGGTCCCCAATTTCAAGTGATTTTAGTCTAGAACATTTTGAAGAATTCAGTTACAAGTTACATAAAGTAGCTTTTCCTGAGGAAATTCAAATGACTGAATCTTCGTTATTAACAGATCGATTCCCGAGGTATAAGAAAGGACCAAATGGTTCTGCCTTATTAACTTCTCGGATCGATGCATTTGCATCCTTTAAGGATGAAAAGCTATTCGATTCACTTACAAAGTGGTTTGAATCAACTGGTAATAACAAAGTTCTCAACGATCTTAATAAGATCCTTGATAACTTTTTGATTCCTAAGAAAATTCTTGAGGAATCGGTAGACTCGGTTTTACACCCTCTCAATGAGAAGGCTGGTAAAACCAGACTAATAGCTATTTGTGATTATTGATCACAATTGGCATTGAAGCCTCTTCATGATTATCTATCCCTTCGAAACGAAAATTTCGTCTCGGACGGTACTAGAGATCAAGAAGGACAGTTCGAAAGAGCCGTAAGGCTCTCGACTGGTAACAATACATATTGCTATGACCTAAGCTCTGCTACGGATAGCTTTCCGCTTGAAGTACAGACAATTGTCGTCAAAGGATTGATCGGTGAAAACCTTTCAAACCTTTGAAAATGTATTGTAGGCGACAGACTTTTTATAATGAGGTCTGATCATAGTTTGGATCCAAGCCATTTAAAAAATGGCCTTCCGAACATTAAGTATGGGAGAGGGCAGCCGATGGGAATTTATTCCTCGTTTGCTGCCTTTGCTCTTAGTCATCGATATATTGTCCAATATGCCTTTTTAAAGGCATATGACTTATCGATTGAAAACTTTGATAAAGTTTTCACCAAATATTCTATCATCGGAGACGATATAGTGATTTGGGATAAAAGAGTTGCCTTGCAATACAAGTTACTCATTGAGCAACTTGGTATTGAACTACAACTTACAAAGTCTGTAGTTTCCGAGCTTCCTGACCATCATAAGATGGAGTTCTGTAAAAGAATTTCTACAGGTGGAAGAGAAGTAACTCC